TTGAACGAGACGAAGAGTTTCGAGAAGCGTTCGATGCGACCGTAGGTAACGGTAGGTTTTACGTCTATGATCACTTTGGTAGCCTGGCGTCAGACAGCCTGCTCAACAGGATTCGCTTCATGGTGAAAACGTATGACGTCGATTTTGTTGTGTTAGACCATATCAGTATCGTTGTTTCAGGCATCGGCGATGGGGACGAGAGGAGACTCATTGACAACACGATGACCGCACTGCGCTCCCTCGTCGAAGAAACGAAGATCGCGATGGTCCTTGTGAGTCACCTGAAGCGTCCTGAAGGCCGAGGCCATGAAGACGGACGCGCAGTCAGCCTGTCGGATCTCAGAGGTTCCCAAGCGATCGCTCAGTTATCTGACATGGTTTTGGGACTGGAAAGATCGCAACAAGCCGATGACCCTGAAGATCGCAACAAGACAACTGTGCGTGTCCTGAAGAACCGGTTTAGCGGCGAGACAGGCGTAGCGTGCACGTTAGCTTATGATAGTGACACAGGGCGACTCAGCGAAGCGCATATTATCGATGACGAGAACAACCCGTTTTAACTATGAGCACTGCAGTATTTGACATAGAGACAAACGCGATACGCAACTGGAACACCCTGGAGGGGCTAGAGGTTGTGCACTGTATCGTCATCATGGACGACGAGGGGACTCATCGCTACCGCCAGAACAGTGAGTGTAATAATATTAATGAAGCATTAGAGAGATTATCTAAGGCTGATCGTTTAGTTGCGCACAATGGCATCGGGTTCGACTTGCCGGCCCTGCGCAAACTCTACGGCTTCGATCATCCAAATATCATCGACACGATGGTCTTAGGTCGCCTGATACACCCAGATCGGAAGCGCGAAGACTGGCAGGAAGCTAAACTCCCTACGTTTATGCGCGGGTCGCACTCGTTGAAGTCTTGGGGTATGCGCTTAGGGGTGCACAAAGACGAGCACGGCGCGACCGAGACGTGGGAACACTGGAGCCAGGCGATGGAAGATTACTGTGTTCAAGACGTGGTAGTCAACGAGGCCCTCTACGCTTACCTGATGCGCGGGAAGTCTCCTGAAGATCAAGACGTGACCCTCGAGATGAACTTCGCGCGCGCTATTCGATCCCAAGAAGAGAACGGGTTTCCGTTTGACGTAGAGTCTGCCCAGAAGCTGCTCCATAAGCTAGTCAGCAGGCGCGCTGAGCTAGACAGTGAGCTCCAGAGTGTTTTCCCGCCGCGTGTCGTCGAGACCAAACGCCCTTGGTGGATCACCCCAGACGGCCAGAAGTATCTCACCAAGAAAGAAGCGAACGAGGCGGGACACAAGGACGTTAAGCGTGGCGACATGCGCACCAAGGAAGTGCCGTTTAACCCGCAGAGCCGCGATCAGATCGCTGAGAGACTCCAAGAATCCGGATGGAAACCTAGTGAGTTCGACGGGAAACGCCCTGCGATCAACGAGGCGGTTCTGCGTGACATCGGAACACCCCAGGCGCTGAAGCTCCTTGAGTATCTGTTGGTGGCTAAGCGACTCGGCCAGTTAGCTGAGGGTAAACAAGCGTGGCTAAAGTTAGTTAATAATAATAGAATATATGGCTCAGTGAACACAGGCGGAACCGTGAGCGGACGATGCAGTCACCAGAATCCGAACATGGGGCAGATCCCTAGCGTCGGCTCTGAATACGGCGAAGAGTGCCGTGCGTTGTTCACTGCGCCGCCAGGGCGTGTCCTTGTAGGATGCGATGCTTCAGGGCTCGAGTTGCGCATGTTGGCTGCTTATCTACACAAGATCGACGATGGGCGATACACTAGCGAAATACTCAGCGGTGACGTCCACACGGCGAACCAAGAGGCTGCTGGATTACCTGACAGAAACGCGGCGAAACGCTTTATCTACTGCCTGATCTACGGAGGGTCTGACTCGAAGATCGGCGAGGTAGTCGGAGGCACTGCAGCAGATGGCAGTCGCCTGAAGGCTCAGTTTTTCAGGCAGATGCCAGCCATCAAGAGACTCAGAGACGCTGTTCGATACAAAGTAGAATCGTATGGTTTCCTCAAAGGACTCGACGGCCGTAAGTTACCCTGTAGATCGCCGCACAGTAGTGTCAATTTGCTGTTACAAGCAGCCGGCGCTGCGGTCATGAAGCAGGCCCTCGTGCATTTCACTGACGACATGCGCGGTGAAGACTACGAGATGCACGCTAACGTCCACGATGAGGTTCAGTTTAGTTGTGATAAAAACAAAGCAGACGAATACGGCCAGCGTTTCGTCGATGCGATAGTCAAAGCTGGTCAAACCTTTGGTCTCCTGTGCCCGCTTGATGGAGAATACAAAGTAGGTAACAACTGGGCAGAGACACATTAATATGAAACTAATAATTGACGGAGATATGTTTTTGTATCGCGCAGCGTTCGCGACAGAGACTGAGATTAAATGGGACGAAGACACTTGGACACTACACAGTTCCGAGAGTGAAGCGCAGTATAGCTTTAGGTCATCGATAGATAGCCTCGTGCGTAAACTCGACGCTGACGCGGAGTATCTGATCGCGTTTAGCGACACTGCGAACTATCGCTTCGATATATTCCCTAATTATAAATCGAACCGGAAAAACACCAGGAAACCACTGGGACTCAAAGCGCTCCGAGATTGGGCCATAGAGACCTACGATAGTCGTGTGTTTCCGAGACTCGAAGCTGACGATGTGTGTGGCATCATCGCGACCCAAGATCCGACTTATGTGGCCGTGAGTGGCGATAAAGACTTTGGAACACTGCCGATCACCTGGTATAACATGATGCGCGACGAGATGCGCGTTGTGACTCCTGAAGAAGCCGACAAGTTCCATCTCATCCAGACACTCGCGGGTGATCCGACAGACGGATACATGGGCGTCAAAGGGATCGGCACTAAGACCGCCGAGAAGATCCTGAACAAAGATGGTTACACTTGGGAAGCAGTAGTCGCTCAGTATGAAAAAGCGGGCCTCGACGAAGACGAAGCGTTGGTCAATGCGCGACTCGCTCGGATACTGCGCGCCGAAGACTACGATGGAGTAGATGTTAAACTCTGGGAACCGACAATTTGATTCACTGGCTGTGCACTCCCGACCGTGGCGCGTCGTTACTCTACGCCTGACACCCTGGAAAGACAGGGAACTAATTCAATTATTATTATGAAAACAACAACAGAAAAAGACGATAAACTAGACGGAATGAAGCTGCTCAAGATGCTGTTCCAGTGTCACGGTAAGATCACCTCGATACGACAACTAGCCTTCTTGGTGTCCGCCGGACTCGAGCCAGGAATCAGTGGGCCGGACATCAAGCGCATCACCAAGATGACCACGACTGGCGTCAGGGTCACTGCGAACCACCTGATCGACACAGGATATATCAAGGGTGTTCGAGACATCGGTCCGCGAGTGCCAGGTGAACGTAACCATATTGTAGTGCGACGTTACTGGTTGACTACAAAAGGCAATCAGCTCATTTTATCTTTGTATTCGTAAAAATGAAACAACCAAAGACACTCGAAGAGATTTTACTGCCAGACTCAGGTGAACGCAGTGAATTCCGGACAGGCGCTGTGCGCGACGCGATGCGCGGCAAAGGGATGCCCAGTTGTATCCCCACGTCAGCGCTGAGATCCGTAGCTCGACGCTTCGAAGACGGAGCCACTAAGTATGGCCGAGACAACTGGCGCAAAGGTATCCCGTTGTCGCGCTATGTCGACAGTCTCTCTAGGCATCTCTGGGCCTACATGGATGGCGATGAGTCCGAAGATCACGGCGGGGCGATCATCTGGAATGCTATGTGTCTCGTCGAGACTCGCGCCATGATCGACGCAGGGAAACTCCCTGACGAGCTCAACGATCTGTAATAATGAGCTTATATGAAAACACCGATCGCTGGCCTACAGTGCCGTTGAGCGTGCTTGAAGCCATCGAAAAGGCGTATCCGAAGCGTGACTTTGGGCCTACTACAACTCTGAGGCACCTCGATTATCACTACGGGCAGCGATCAGTGGTTACCATGTTGCGCCAAGTATACGAAGAGCAACAGAAGAATATTCTCAACACTAAACTAAGATAAACTATGTGCATGTCTGCCCCCAAAATGCCACCACCGCCTAAACCAATAGCGCCTCCTCCGCCGCCTACCAAAGTCGCAGAGAAAGTAGTTAATCCGGCGATGCGAAGAAAAAGGCAGGCAGCACCTAAACGATCTCCACTGACAATCCCCCGTTCCGCACTGAGTTCACCCCAAGGCGGGACGGGGGTTAATTATAAATAAATATAACATATAGAAACCCCCCTATGTCATTACAATATGGAACTGTAGCGCGTGACGTCACGTCCGCAGCAGACATCGACGTGGCCTGGAACGGAAGCTCTGGCATGTTCGCAGTGATCGGAACATTCGGCACCGCGCAGATCAAGCTACAGCATAAGCTCGCTGATACCTGGGTAGACATCGGCGACGACGTTACGTTCACTGATGACGGCCAAGCGTTGTTCACGACGTCCGCTAAGCAGCTCAGAGTCGACCTAAGTGCCGCACCGACTAACGTGGACATCATTGTCGCTCCTGTCGCTGATAACAAAGCATTTTAATAATGTCTCTCACCCGACCACTGACACGCCCTCTGACTCGTAAGATAAGTCGAGCAGAGATAACACAAGGTTACGGCGGTAGTTTCAGTCCGTTACTATTGAACCCGTATCTACTGTTTGATGCGCGGGAGTCTATGGTCGGAACCCTGGAGAACCCGACGCTCGATCTGAACCCAGCGTTGCCCGAGACCCTCGACGTTATCACAGCGACCCGCAGCGGCACCGCGACATACACGGACCCCGATGGTAACATAGCGACCGCCGCAGCAGACACGGTGCGCGTTGACTACGTGGATGGTGTGCCGATGATACTGGTGGAGCCTAGTGCGACTAACCTTGTGCCTAGCAATGATTTTTATGCGGTTTCAACAACATCAATCACTTCTGGATTAGAGGCTCCTGATGGTAGTAATGATGCTATTGAGATTTCTAATATTTTAGATGTTGATGGAGACAGAGCGCACACTAATATTGCTACGATAGCAGGGAGCACGCAATATGCTGGCTCATTGTATGTCAAAGGAACTGCTGGGGAAGTAATTAGCTTTTTCACTAAGCGTTATTCTGCGGGAGCTTACTCAACGTCGGCTGAAAAAGAAGTATTACTAACAGGAGACTGGCAACGTGTAACAGATATGCTTTGGACTTCCTCTTCAGATAATACAAATGGGGTGCTTGTAGTAAACAAAAGGCCGACAACTACAGCAGATGTTATTCAAGTATGGGGGCCGCAGATTGAACTCGGAAGTGTAAGCACAAGTGTCATACCCACATCAGGTTCCACCGTGACGCGAGCCGCTGACGACCTTGTGATTTCCGGCAGTGACTTCACGGACTTTTACAATAGCTCTGAGGGGACGATTTATGCTGAGTTTGTTCCAAAAAGAAACGATGATTACCGCCACGTCTATGAGTTCTCTAATGGGACTACTGCTCAGCGAATCAATTTGCATCTTCAGAGCGCGGAGGCTATATTTTATTCTCAATCCAGCGGCTCACTTTATGTGAATTCTACTAACAGTGTGGCGGGAGCGACTATAGACGTATTGCACAGGTCTGCCTTCAGTTATAAAACAAACGACGCTCCTGCTTCTTTCGATGGAGGTTCAGAAATACCAGATACAGAGTATTCCGTTCCTTCCGGTATTAACAGGGTTTACTTAGGTGACTACACCCCAAGAGACGGTAATTATATTCTCAACGGCCACATCAAGCGTCTCATCTACTGGCCCCTACACTCAGACTCTCTATAACAAATGGCACTCAATTTATCGACACTGACCAGCCCAGCGACATCCGGTGAAGTCCTAGCAGAGGTTCTAACAACCGCTGATTTCTTGGAGCCGGTTCCGGTGCTTCGCAACTTGGCTAGGGGCAGCAACAAAGGCGGCGATGCGGAACAAGACGTGGCGTTAAATCAGCCTAAAAGTTTGCCGTTGATTGACGGTGATGGGTATTTGTATTGTCCTCCTATTGCCGCTAACTATGCTTATGTCGAAAACCCTATAATTCCAGCTACTGCTGACTTTGACCTTTCTGTTGAATTTGTTGTGGCAAAGTTCGCATCTGGCACAGGCTATTCGCACATCGCATCGCAATATCAAGGAAACACAAGTGGAAGAGTTCATTTGGGTTTCTTTGACCACCAGAAACGACTTTATTTTTTCTGTGGTGGTGACGGAACAAATCCAAGTGTTAACCTTGAAACATCCTTTGCTGCAATTGTTGAAGGTCAGCGACATACCGCTAGAGTGACCAGAGTTGGTAATACGTTTACTTTGTATCTTGATGGTGTGTTACAGCAGACAGCTACATCTGGAGTCGCTACACTTCAAACAGTCGGCACACAAATCGGATGGGGTAGCCTTAGAGGTTTAAACGGAGCCATCTTCAGCGTTACCGAAGGCTCTAACACTAACGTTGACTTCACGGCCACCAACGTCCGCCACGGTGACACCAAGTTCAAATGCGCGACTGGCCAAGTGGTAACAATCAACCAAGACTCTAGCTCATCTAACGATGTGGCCACCATTATCAAGAAGCCGGTGCTTCGGTTCGATGGTGTTAATAGTGGGCTTCAAGGACTTTTTGGTCAGACGATTACTAATGGTTATTTCTTTGCCGCTTATAGTGTTATTGGAAATGGAGGAGAAAACTTTGCAAGAATAGCTTCTCTTAATAGCACTGGGGAAACGGATTCTGCAAATGGAAAATATGCTCTTTTAGCAACGAGAGGCGGTAGCGTCCCTGCAACAATTACACGCAGTGTTGTCGCGGGTTTCCCATCACAAGACCACAACAGCACGTTTGACGATGATTTAGCAGATGTTTTGTTTGAAATAAAAATAGGGGAAACAAATCTTACATCAAAACTCAACAACGCAAACTTACAGTCTTCTAATGGAACATCGACAGTAAACGCTGAGGAATTTAATATTGGCGTAAGCGAAATTATAACGGACAACAACGCCGCCATCGACCTAGAGTATCTTGCATTCTTCCCATCAAGCATCACCGATGCCCAAGCGGACGCTGTGCGTAACTACATAAACAACCGCAACGACGTGTTCGACCTAAAGGACGGATTTGGCTACTACTTCTACGATGCCCAGAAAGCACCAGTCGGTAACATCTCATCAGGCAGCGCATCGTGGAACGGAAGAATCGTAGGCTCAGACAATGGGGACACCGACAAGTATGCGACACAAGGCGTATCCAACGACCAACCAGTGTCTGATGGATATGTTGTTACCTTTGCAGACAACACTGACCACCTAGACATCCCATCGACGACTCAAGCTGGCTGGCAGGTCGTAGGGACATCACTCGGAACCTTTGCGTATCGCGTGAATGCCAATGCGGTCACTGAGCTGAATCTTTTGGGTAACGCTGGAGCCGTAAGGTCAGTCGGAGACCTTTATGGAATCATCTTGTTGCCAGAAAGCGCAACTAATGCTGATATTGAAGAAGCGCGAAAGCTCTTAATAAATAGAGGCGCTGCTGATGCTTCACCATCTACTAGTATAAGTGGTCCATGGGTGAATCGCTTCGATATTGTAGAATTTAAAAACACAGAATTTCCTTTAGCAACAACAGCGGCATACGCTTGGGAGAACTGTAACAATATGACGACAATAGGCCCAGTCAATGCACCGCTTTCAACAAGTTTTGATTCGGCGTGGCAAGGCACTTCTTCTTTGACAACATTTCCGGCAGGCTCAACGCTTGGCACGGGTGCGACTAATGTAAATTTCTTTGAAGCGTGGTATCTTAGTGGCCTAAATTCGTTTGGGGCCTTGGATTTAAGCACTGGAAATAACTTCACATCCGCATGGAAATCCTGCTCGTCCCTAACGTCATTTCCGGCGGACGCAAAGCTCGGCACGGAGGCGAACAATGTGAACTTTACGAGCGCATGGAGGTCTAGTGGAATCACTTCGTTTAGCACTCCGCTTCCGACTGCGACAAACGCAAGTCTCGCGTGGCTAGACTGCACATCACTTATTACTTTTAATGCGCCCCTACCGTTAGCCACTAACGTTAATGGCACATGGTATAACTGTTCTTCACTCACAGATTTCTCAGCCGATGTCTTTGCTAATTGGAATCCGTCAAGTCTTGCAAGCGGAATCTTTAACGACACATGGGACGGCTGTAACCTCACCGCTCAATCGGTCGAGAACATCCTTGTCTCCATCGACGCATCTGGCCACTATGCGACAACCAACAAAGTCTCTGGTGGCCCTGCTTTGGCTGACGCTGGCATCGACATCGACTACAACGGTGACCCGCTGACCGCTGCGACGACTGCTGCAATCGACAGTCTTTCCGGCAAAGGCTGGCAGGTCTACATCAACGGTGAGCTTGTGATTCCTAACATCCTAGACTTGGAACCCGCAGCCGCTTACAGTCTCCGGTCGTTCGACGCTGACGCTGACCCGAATGTTGTTAATGTTCGACGTAGTTCCGACAACGCAACAAGCGACTTCACGGCATCAGAGGTTAGCGATGGGACGCTTGTGGCTTGGGTAGGCGCAGGGAATGACGGCTACGTCACCACATGGTATGACCAAGGCGGCACTAACCACGCAACACAGGCAACGGCATCAAGCCAGCCTAAGATCGTCGACGGTGGCGTGTTGGTGACTGAGGGCGGTCTTCCTTCTATTAACTTCCATACTGAGGTTTCAAACTTGAGTCTTGACCATAGCGACCTTTACGGGCAAGCGACTCTTGATTCGTATTATGTCACTAACACCACCGACACTCAATATCTCTATCCTGCGTGTGGTTCTGGAAGCAGATATGGCATGGTAGCCGAGTCAGGCTCTAGTTTGACCATTTTGTCAGAGATATACGGAAACCCGTCTTTTTACGCTAATGGCTCTCAAATAACGGGAGGGACGAGGGATGCTATTTATACAGCTACATCTGGTGGACAAAAACTGGTTGCTCATCAAGGTGCTGGCACAACTGATTTATCGTGGGCTTCTAGCATGAATTTTGGAAATTACCAAAACCTTACTGATTATAGCTACACAGGCAAACTCCAAGAGATGATATTCTTCAACACCGACCAAAGCAGCAACCGCACAGGCATTGAGAATAACATCAACGACCACTTCGACATCTACAGCTAATGTATTATACATCCACAGACCGAGAGACACTCGAAGCTTACAACGAGAAGGTAGCTTCCGGTGAAAACTATGACGGAACCACGACTGTTCGCTGGGCTGATGTTATTGAGCATCACGAAGGTGGCAGCTTTGCAATCCTAGCTCACACCGGTTACCCGCTCATCGAAGGCTACGACGAAAACGACGAGCCGCTCGACGCTCCTACCGTTGACTCTATCACTGACTTCTTTCCACCACTCGAATCACTCAACTAATGACAGACGAAACCCATCGCTTCTTCCGGTTCTCCAACGAGACCAGCTACGACCAACTGACGGCTGCTGGAAACGAAGCCAGAAGCTTGCCAGACAATGATGGCACAGAAAGATGGCTCGCGTTATGGTCTGACCTTTTCTTGGACCCCGAGACATCTACGGATAAACTCTACTGCATCAAGCGGTCACTCATTCTAGATACCGACGACTTTGACCGCGATGGGATTGAAGAGCTAAACCTTGAGAGCTACCTTGAGCGTTTGCAGTGGGAGCCACCAGTCGAAGAAGACCTTGAGATGGCCGACGAACTTGATGGCATACTTGAATTTGTAGAACCTGAATAATGGACGAAGAACAACCACTGACCGACATCGAGCAGTCCCGCGCTGACACAGGGTTTCGTTATTATGTCGTGCAGCCTGATGTTTACACTGGACTCGCTGCGGCTGTTGACTCCGACCGTGGGTATCCTAACAAACAAGGCACTACGCTTACCGGACTTCCACCTGTTGAACAGCTTGCAGAAGCTACGGATGGCTCAGGGCGACTCATTGCTATCGACTGCTGGCGATTCACTGCGAACGACGATTCGTTACTCGAGGGGACTCCGGGTGTCCAAGAGCTTACCCAGCTGGAATTCTTAGCAATCAAACCTGAGCCACCCGCTGACGATCTTATTTAATAATATAAAACATGAACTTTAAAACTGCTAAGCAAGTCTATGACACCCTAGAGGGACACAGGTATCAATACCTAGACCGCGCTCGGTCCTGCTCTAAGTTGACATTGCCTTACGTGATGCCCGAAGAAGGACACGGGCCGCATAGCAGACTTGAGACACCGTTTCAGGGCGTTGGGGCTCGCGGAGTAAACAACCTCGCCTCGAAATTACTGTTGGCGCTCCTACCACCTAACGCCCCGTTTTTCCGACTGAACATCGATAAGTATGCCCTGGCGAGCGAAGGGGCTCCTGAAGAGTTGATCTCTGAGATCGAAGAGACACTCCAGCAGGTCGAAGAGTCAGTCATGGATGAGATTAGCCGTGAAGCGTATCGCACCGCGATTCAC